ATGGTTCTTACAGTTTGTGGGCATGGAGACCAGGCTAATCCGCTACATCGAGGACAGCCAGAAAACCATCAGCTACTATCTAGCAACCATGCAAACTTACGGGTATGTGTACGACACTATCTGGCTACCGCATGACGCTGAGAATAAGACACTGGCAGCCGCTGGACGGTCAATTGATGATATTGTGAGGGCAGCAGGGTACAAGACCCGCATTCTGCCTAAAGTGCCGATTGTGGACTCAATCAACGCTGCTAGAACAATATTCCCAAGCTGCTGGTTTGACCGTGAGCACGCCGCCGATGGCCTAGCTTGCCTGCGCCACTACCGATATGAGGTAGACGTAGACACAGGGCAATTCAGCAGAACACCGCTGCATGATCATTATTCGCACGGGGCTGACGCATTTAGGTACATTGCCCTTATGATTAAAGAGCCTGCAAAGCGCAAGAAACAAGAGCAGATTGCCAATGTTGGCAGTTGGATGGGATAATCCCCCAATGAGTACAAAGGGCTAAAAATGTCTGACTATCAAGCACAAACATCAAGTGCCGACACACGCATCAACGAAGCCATTAAGTTTTGGCGGCTAGTTAACGATGCTGACAGTAATAACCGAGCCGAGGCGCTGAACGATATTAAGTTTGCCGCTGGTGACCAATGGCCTGTTGAGATACAGAACAGCCGAAACGTAGAAGCTAGGCCGTGCCTGACGATCAACAAGATTGATGCCTACATTCGCCAAGTCACCAACCAGCAGCGCCAGCAGCGCCCCCGTCTTAAGGTACAAGCTGTTAATAACTTGGCTGATTACAAGGTTGCCCAAGTCATTGAGGGCATCATGCGTCACATTGAGGTCAACTCCAATGCCGACACTGCCTATGACACCGCCTTTGACTATGCTGTGCGTATGGGTTGGGGCTACTGGCGCATCAATACTCGATACACAAGCGAAGATTCGTTCGACCAAGAAATCTACATTGACACCATTGATAACCCGTTTACGGTGTACTTTGACCCCAATTCTGTGCTGCCTGACGGGTCAGATGCCGAGCGTTGCCTTATTACCACAGTGCTGGACAAAAAGATATTTCGGGAAATGTACCCCAATGCAGATGACGGGGCATCATTTGCCCAACGGTCTACAGGGGATGACACCGCAAGCTGGGTGACTAAAGAGGATATTCGCCTTGCTGAATATTTTTATATTGAGCGTGAAAAAGCCAAGCTGTATTTGCTGAGTGACGGTTCAAGACACTTTGCCGACTCCAATTCATTCTTTGAACGGGTGGAAGCCGCAGGGTTGACGGTGCTTGACCAACGGGAATCGTTCCGCAAGGCCGTTAAATGGGTCAAGATGACCGCAATGGAGATTATTGAGGAGAAGACTTGGGCGGGTAAATATATCCCCGTTGTGCCTTGCTACGGGGCTCAGGTCATTGTGGACGATAAGCGCAAGAAATACGGTTTGGTGCGGTTTGCCAAAGACCCACAGCGGATGTACAACTTCTGGCGCACCAGCATGACCGAGAGCATTGCCCTTGCACCAAAAGCCAAATGGCTGCTGGCTGAAGGACAAGACGAGGGTCACGAAAGCGAATGGGCGCTTGCTAACATCAAGTCAAGCCCTGTGTTGCGCTACAAGCAAAAAGACATTGACGGCACACCAGCCCCTGTGCCGCAGCGTTTGCAACCCGAGCCGCCGCCTATGGGTATCATGGAAGCCGCTGGCGCTATCTCTGCTGATTTGCAGATGGTGCTAGGTATCCTTGACCCCAATCAGTTGCCAAGCGGCAATATATCTGGCAAAGCCTTGGCGGGTCAGCAAAATCAGGTTGACCTGTCTAACTTCCACTTTTACGACAACATGACCCGTTCCATTCGGCACACGGGCAAGATCATTCTTGATTTAGTGCCAAAAATCTACGACACCCAGCGGGTAATGCGGATCATTGGCAGCGATGGTCAGCCGAGCATGGAGACTATCAACGAGCAAAAAGTTGGTGATGATGGCGTTCAAGCGGTGCTAAATGATGTGACAGTGGGCGAATATGACGTAGTGATGGACACAGGGCCAGGCTTTATGACCAAGCGCCAGCAAGCCGTTGATGCGTTGATGCCGCTGATGGCAAAGCCTGAATTGTTCAATGTGGCGGGTGACTTGGTGTTTAGGAATATGGACTTCCCTGGCGCTGATGTTATTGCCGACCGCCTTGCAGCTATGAATCCGCTGGCGCAGATTGATGAGAAATCAGATATACCGCCGCAAGTGCAGATGGAACTGGCACAAGCCAAGAAAACCGTGCAGGATATGCAAAACCAGATGGCAGCAATGCAACTGGCAATGCAACAACGTGCCGACATTGAGCAAGTCAAGCAAGACGCTGAGACCAAACGTGAACTCATGCGCCAGACCGCCAAAGCGCACAACACCGAAACAATAGCAGAGGTTAAGGTCAATGACCAGAATACCCGTGCCATTACCAGCCAGAACAAAACTGAGATCGAGGCAATTGTTCAATTGCTGTTGCACCGCATGGATACAGGGCGTTTGAATGAAGAAATAGCCCGTAGAAATGCCGAGCAGAATCAATATGCACAGTTTGCCGCCCAAGACATTGCTCAAGGCGGTAACCCGCTGGCGCAAGCCGCAATGCCGCAAGAACAGACAATGCAGCCGCAACAGATGCCACAGGGTCAGATGCCGCAAAGCGCACCACCAATGGCACAGTGATTGACGAATTCATGATTTCGTGGTAAAAACCACAAAACCTTACCAGTTGGGTCAACTGGGTTAATTCTTAGGATCAAACCTATGTCAGAAGTACAGGAAGCACCACAAGTGCAACCACGGCAAGCACAATCAGTGCTTACCAATGAAAACATGGCTGAATTTGTTGCCAAAAAACTTGGGTTAGCTGATACAAGCGAGGCTGCACCAGCAGAGCCGCACAATCAGAGTGAGCCAAGTGAGAGCGACAAAGATGCAACAGCGGTAGAGGATCGAAAACAGAATCCTAAGTTGGAGAAAAGGTTTTCAGAGATTACCAAGCAGCGTGAAGATGCGCGTAAAGAAGCGCAACAAGAGCGTGAAGCTAGGCAATCACTGGAAGCAAAGTTGCGGGACTATGAGGACAAAGCAAAGCCTAAAGCCGAGCAAGTAACTGAAGATGAGCCGCAGCCAGAGCAGTTTTCCGATATGTATGAATACGCCAAGGCGTTGACAGACTATCGAGTAGATCAGCGATGGAAAGATGAGAAGCAAAAGGAAGTGCAGGCAAAGGTTCAAGCCGAACGAGACCAATTGATAAACACTTGGGCAAAGCGGGTTGACTCTGCAAAGAGCGAGATACCAGATTTTGAAGAAATGGTGGGTTCTGCTGATGTTGTTGTGAGCAACGAAGTGCGGGACGCAATATTTGAATCAGAAGTTGGCCCTCGTATCCTGTATCACTTGGCTGAAAATCCAGACATAGCTGAACAACTGCAAGGCATGACTTTGACAAGAGCCTTGGCTACAATTGGAAAACTGGAAGCAAAGTTTGAAAAGACTGAGCCTCAGACAAAGCCTACTGTTGGAAGAAGTAAAGCGCCAGCGCCGATCAACCCAATTAAAGCGTCTGCAAACGGGCCAGTTACAGAACTTGACTCAAACCGTCAATTTCATGGCAACTATCAGGCTTGGAAAGCAGCACGACTTGCAGGGCGAATCCGCTGACAACCCAAATCTTTTATAAGGAAATGAAATGAGCAACAATCTGCTTACCATCTCCATGATCACCAACGAAGCGTTGATGGTTTTGGAAAACGAGTTGACTTTCTCCTCTGAAGTCATGCGTAACTATGATGATCAATTCGCTGTTACAGGCGCAAAGATCGGTGCTACTCTGAATGTGAGACGGCCCGGAAGGTTCATAGGGACATCAGGGCCGGCTTTAAACGTTGAAGATTTTAACGAAACTAGCACTCCTGTAACTCTTTCTACTCAATTTCACGTAGATACGCAGTTTACAAGTCAGGATTTAGCATTAAGTCTTGATATGTTCTCTGACCGTGTATTGAAGCCTGCTGTAGCTGCTGTAGCCAACAAGATTGACTTTGACGGCACATCAATGGCGAAGCTGAACACTGCCAACATCGTTGGTACTGCTGGCACACCTCCTACATCACTGTTGACATACCTGACCGCCCAAGCCTACTTGGACGCAGAGGGTGCGCCCCGTGATGGTCGCCGTTCATGCATTATTGAGCCGTTTACTGGCGCAACAATCGTGGACAGTTTGAAAGGTCTGTTTGTGCCTAACACCACCATTGGAATGCAATATTCCAAAGGCATGATGGGTCGTGACTCTGCTGGTATGAATTGGAAAATGGATCAGAATATTTCTGCTCAAACTTTCGGTACTTACACTGGTACAGCAACGATCAACACAAGCACCGACACTGGCATTTTGACTTCTGGCTGGGCGCAAACTTCTGCACTTACCTTGTCGAAAACTGGCACATTCATTCCTAACGTTGGTGACACTTTCACCATCGCTAACGTGTATGCTGTCAACCCCCAGAACCGTCAAGCCTACGGTAGCAACAAGCTGCGTAATTTCGTTGTCACTGCCATCAGTGGTAATGCCGTTACCGTTAGCCCTGCTGTTATCTCTGCTGGTCAGTTCCAAAACGTGTCCATCACAAGCCCTGGCGCTTCTGCTGTGACCCCGTTTAACGCTACTGGCGCAGTGTCACCGCAAAACATCGTTATGCACAAAAACGCATTTACTTTGGCGACCGCTGACCTCGAGTTACCCGATGGCGTT